AAGCATACCTCCTGGTCGTTTTTGTTTAATTAATTCTGATTGTATAGCAACTGATATAAGACGGCCAAGTTCTCTACTCTGTTCTGCATCTCCTTCAACAGAAGAACCAGAAGCATCTACATTAACTACAATATTTGTTGAACCCCCAAGCATTTCATTCGGTGTAATCATTCCTGATACACCTGGACTAAATAACTCAGGCCCACGTTCTCCGACAATGTAACTATTACCACCTCTTACTGGCCCACCATTTGCCCTAAAATCAGCCATCGTAACTTCGCCTGGCCTTCCAGCACTAGTAGTGCTACCTCCAAAATTAAACATATTACCAAACAAACCTAAAAATCCTTTTTGTATCTGCATAGCTGCTAACTGTGCTGCTGTATCTAAAAAATAATCAGCTATTCTGTTCAACATATTTCTAAAGGCATCTGTGACTGTCATAGTTCCTTTTATGATTCCTTTAAAAGAATCAGCGAAAGAATCTTTTATCTCTCTGGAAACCATAACCACTTGACTTTGAGTATCTACCATCACTTTTAATTTGTTATTCATAGTATCTATTTCATTTGCAACGGTTAATCTTGCATCTGAATAAGCGTTAGCTAATGCTTGTATTTTTTCTAAACTTTTAACTAATTCAGCATCTAATTCTTGATATTTTTTTATAGCTGCATCTATTTGATCTGAGATTACCTTATCAAGACTAATATCTTCAAAATTTTCATAACCTAAACTTTCAGCAAACATTTTAACTGCTTTTGCTACTTGTATTGAAAAACGTGTTCCAAATTTTATTCTTTCTGCTTCTGCTATATTTTGTTCGTGTTGTAGTTTTAACATCACTCTTTGCAACTCAATCTGAACTGCTAATGAACCTTCCTGTCTTGCCATATTTATTAATCTAAACTCTTCTTCGATAGTTATATCTTTTGAAATTGCTTGAATTGCTTTCATAGAACTAGCTAAATCAACCATTTGAGCAACTGCATTAAGCTGACCTAATCTTTTATCTGTATCTGCTCCAAAAAAATTAAGAAGTGCTTCACTTCCCTCTTTTCCAAAACGCTTACTATTGTCTAATAACTTAACAGTTTCTTCATTTGTCAAACCTATTTCTTTTGCTAGTTTTTTAACTTCTTGAGAACTAAAACTAGCTCCATCTCCCATTGAAATAAACAAGGAATTAACTTTAGTAATGCTTCTATTTAATTTTTCCTGTTGATCTAAATATTGTCCAATAGCTGTACCAGCAATAGATAAAGCGAAACCAAATTGACCAAAGCCAGGAATAGCTGCTAATGCTCCACCTGCTGCACCACCAATCGCACCACCTGTTGCTGCCATTCCCGTTTGCCCAAAAAGGAACGGAAAAGCACCACCAATAGTCGCACTACCTATAACTCCTCCTGCTGTTCTCATTAGTTTTAAACGTGCCAAAGCAGCTTCTTTTTGTGCTTTAGTGTTTTTAAAAGTAGCCTCTGTATTTTTATTTTTAGATATTGTTTCACCTTTTAAAATTTTATCTTGCTTTGCCATTGCATTTTTTTGATTATTGATAGCATCTGTCATCTCGTCATAAATGACTGAACCTTTTTGAACTGAATCTCTAGTCTCTTCAAACGCTTCTAATGCTGCTTCTTGTTGATTTTGAGTTTTACCAATTACTTCTTTAAAACTATCTTGACTTTTTTTTGCTTTATTTATTTGTTGGGCATATCTTCTAATCTGACCTGTAGCTTCAGCTATCCTGTCTCCAACCTTTCCAGGCATAGCTTTTCCTAAATCAAAATCTCTTATTTTATTTACACTTTCTTCTAGTTTCTTTGCTTTTGCAGTCGCTCTGTCAACTTTTGACATTCCAACTACTTTAAAATTTATATTAACTCCGTAATCAGCCACAGAAACAGAAAAACTTTATTTCAGTTTACCTCTTTTTTGGAACTCGTGCTCGTGGTTTGTTTTGAGCTTTCTCCATTGCTTTCTTTTCTTCCTCATTTTTAATTTCATAAAAAGCAATCCAACCTACTAACTCTTCTCTGGTTAGCTTGGCTGATAACTCTTTAACTGTCATTCCTAATTCTTTTGCTAGAAAAAACAATACAAACCAATTATTTTCAGCTTTTTAAATCTGCTTTCGCTTCCTCCACTTTATATTCAGATCCAGAAGTAAGCATTGCAAGCTGTATCTCTTGTAAAGTTGCAAAATTTACTTCTCTTCTTAATGATGCTTTATGTCCATCTTGAAATAATCTTTTTCCATCTTTATCTAAAGATTTAGTAATCATAAGATTTAAAGCAAAATCATTTCCGCTACTATCATCAGGAGACATGGCTGTTATTACTTCTCTTTCTGCAATAGTTAATGGATTCCAGTAAATTTCCAAAACTGTTTCTTCTCCTTCTTTTAATTCATACAAATATTTTTGGCTCACACCAAATTTGTTCTTAAGCAGTTCAATCGCTTCCATAAATTTATTAGATTGCTATTCTATTATACTAAGCGTTTGCCGAAAATTGACAAGATATTATTCCAATGAAATGACTTCTATCCTCTATTTCCAATGGAGTTACACCATTAATATCTAATACTCTAGGTTTGCAACTAAAAGTATCGGTGTAATTAGAAGCATTAACAGAAGTTAATCCATCAATAACAGCTTCTCCTATCGCAGATAAAACAGAAGTACCTTTACCTTTTGGAACGTAAATATTACATTGAATGACACCAGCATAATAATCTGAAGCTGCTCCCTGATTTTGTAATGTTGACTGTGTAAAGTTCACACTCATCAAAATATACTTTTTACTTTTTCCTGGAGTTGTGAAATGAACGTTATCATAGACCATTTCAACAGTATTATCTGCTGCTGCAACTGCATCTGTTACTGCTTTTTCAAATGCTGCTCTTGTGTTTACTAAACTCATGCTTCAAATCCTGTATATGTAGTACCTGCTGATTTCTCAGATGTAGCTCCTCCTATAAATATCTTACCTTTATCTGACATATTTTCTTTTATTAAACGACCTAACTGACCTTGAACAAATCTTTGAATTTCTCCACTCTCTAAAACATATTGAGAATATATAGCTTTATTGCCAATCCAAACTGCTTTTCTATAATTAAATATTCTTTTACCTGAACCTACAGGAAATCTTGGTTCAACAACTGGTCTTGGAGGTCTAATTTTTTGACCTTTAGAAAAGGCTTGCCATACTATTTTTCTTTGAGTTGCCCAGGGTTCATAATTTTCTACCTTATGAGTAGCTGTTACTGGACTATTTTGTGCTTTCCAACTGGAGGCAAAAAATCCTGTGAATACAGGCATTGTTGTTGGTTGAGTTTGATTTCGATTAGATAATTCAAAATGAACATCTTTTATGAGATTATTAAAATCTCTACTAATCTTTCTATCTAAATCTTTAGGTAAATCTTTTAAAAACCTAACTGCCATTAGAATCGCACCAAAATAATAAAGAGATATACTTGCCCACCTCTTTTAGTATCAATATCAACTATTTGTGCAACTCTATTTGAACCAGCAAAGCTCAATGTAATTTCATCATCTAAATCTGCTTGATTATCTCCTATCTGGTCTGGTGTTATATATAACCTTGCCTGTCTCATTTCTTGACCAGTTTCTTCTTCTGACCTGATAAAAGATATTGGAACTTTAATGCTATAGCTAGTATCAGTTGTAGTCAAAGCTCCTGTAGAAGTGTTGTAAGAAGGAGATGCTTTCTTTGTATAAGTAATACTGTAATCTTGTGATGCACCTAATTGAGATACAACACTTTTAGCTGCGTTTTTAAATAATGAATCTAACTGTCCTGCCATTATCCTCTAACCACTCTAAGTTGAAAACTACCAGCACCACCAAGCATATATGCTCCGAGATAACTCTGTAGCCACGGGTAAACATCAAGAATATTATTTATAGAACCAGTACCCTGACTATCAGTATTGTATTTAACCTGCAAATCTCCTAGTTGTACTTCAGAAAAATTACCATCTTTACCAGTAGTTCCTGTTATAGCATCGGTATCATTTGCCAATGCTCTAGCTAATTCATATTGTGCATACTTAATATTATTTGGGATAGTTGTACAAGCTAGTTCAACACCATCTACCTGATAATTAGTTCTTGGAAATTTTAGTGCCTGACTTTCATCACATCTATCGCCATAAAAAACTAAAGTATCAATCCATCTAGCAGCAGATATTAATGCTCTCTTCTTCTGGTCATCTGTTTTATTAGTCCAAGTCGAAGAGTCTGGGGAGGTATCGAAGTAATCATTAGACTCAGATAAAGTGACATAACTATTAGCTGTTTCACTTTTTATAGTTGCATTTATGGTAGCTGCCACGATTGTTAAAGTAATTTAGTTTTATTGTAGCGTAAAGAAAAAACCCCACCAATATTTTGATGAGGTTTTTGGGTAGCATGACCAACTGCTATTTTAATCTTAATATAAATTAAGACTTTAGGGCATTAGATAATGGTGTGTTAACAAAGATTTCAACCATTGGAATCTGGTCGATATCATAAGTTACACCCCAGTTAGATCCTGTTCTAAGAGCAGCATTTGTTGGGTTGTCAGCAGCATTTGTCCACTTAGTACCCATAACATGATACGCAGTATGGTAATCAACAGACATAACATCTTGTTTAGATAAGATGTTTCTTTCTGCTTCAATACTTAGCTCAGATTGTACACCTTCAAGAATTGTTCCTGACTTCATTAAGTAGCAACGGAACTCTTGACGATTACCAGTAGTTGTTGGATCGTTGATATTTACCTGAGAGTCGATAACAACTGTGCAACCAGCAAATTGACCGATTGATCTGTCAGTTATACCAACACCACCGCCACCCCAAGTTACTGCACCACCAGCAGCAAGAGCAGAAGTTGAGAATGTTAGTAAACCTACTTGGTATAGGTAATAAGCAACCGCAGGATGAACTATAAGAAGATCAAGTTCTTCTCCTCTTTCTCCTATAAGAGAACGAGCCTCTGCAACAGTAGCAGCACTAAGATAGTTTGCTTCAGCAGTAGAACCAGAACCACCTAATTGCTTCTCAAGGCGATGACCATTAAGAGCAGTATGGAATAGTCCAGTTAGTG